GGGCGAACTCTGATTCTTCCTGCCAAACAATGTAGCTGTTGAGCTTTGAGCCCTCCGGGGCCTGATAGTGATACGTGTTTTCGCAAACACTCACCAATACATCTTTGATTGTTTGAAGTTCTCGAATCATGTTTCATGGTCCTCACCCAGAGTTAAGGTTGTCACTCGGATGCCGTCACGGTTGAACCCATGCTCAACGCGCATGATTTTGTATCGCTTCCCGCTGATCACAGCTCTGTCATTGGCTGAGATATTGGTGTTTTGATACATTTCAATGATGGCTGAGATGGTTTCACCCGCTTTTAGGCTTTCGTAGTGACGCGTGACGCCGATATGCTGATAGACAAAAGCCATTCTTGCGATGGTTTCCTCGCCTTTCTTCGGCATATCCCCGGGATTTGCAATGTTGTCGACAATCCTTAAAATTTCAACAATGCCATCATCATAGGTTGTCGCCATTGCCGCCCTCCGGTTCTTTTGCCTTTTGACTGAAAAGCAAGTTGTTTAAGTCATATCGTAAGAATCTCGGCATCGCCGTTTCGGTGTTGTCCGCTCCGCGTTTTCTAAAAAGATAGGCCGCGTAGTGGATGACGGCCATGTTATAGGCCGTCGATCCATCATCTGTGATGCCTTCGATGGTGATGTTGCTTTCTGCCGTTGACAGCAACGTTGTCAGATAGGCGTCGCTATCGTCGGTTAGCATTTGCAAATCCTGCTTTAAGATTACGAGCTTATCTGCTGTTTCCATTGCCGCCACCTTTCATCTTAGGATCCGGAGCCTTCGCCGCCGCCAGCTGTGGATTCGTCACCGGCAAATTCGGGAGACGTGGTGTCAGGCGCTTTGCCGACGCCAATGACCGCGAAAGCTTCACGGATAATCGGTTTACCGTCAAAGCGGGCTGTTCCGCGGTAGACGGTTTCGTCTTCCAAGAAATGATATTCGGTCGATTGCGCCAGCTCGACGCCTTCACGCTGCACCAGCATGTAGTTGTTGAAATATCCGAAGATAATCGTGCTGTCCGGCACGTATTCAAGGGTGACGATATCGCCGCCCGCCACAGGCATTGTTTCGCCCATACCTGCGACAATAGCCGCGCCGGAATTGACGCCAACGGATTCTGCCAAGATTTTCGTTTTGGTCGCGGAGTTCATGACCCAGACAAGCCCACCATCGTTATAATCGTTGCGGATTAACCCGGTGTTTAACACAAGGTTCTGGAAAAGCTTAATCCCGGTCGCGTTGGATGACGTGATGGTCGCTACATGGGATGTATGAAGATCTTCCCAATCTCTGCCGCCGGTGGTCGGGTGATTACTTGGCGCTGTGGTCGCTAAAAGCGAAGGGACAACACCATAGGCCATTTCACCGTCCGCGCCGTAAAGGATGGCTTTGTCGAGGGCTTTCCCAATAGCGGCGGATGTGGCATTGATGATTTCGGTTGCCAAGGCGATGTCACTGTCAAACAGATAATCGTTATTGATGGCGATATAACCGCTGACTTTGTAACCGTCAAATTTATCAGCATAGAAAGCCAAGTCAAGGGCTTTTGTGACGCCGGTATACATTTCCGTCCAAACCGCTTCGGGCATCGCGCCCATGATGGATGCTCTCGCTTTTCCTTTCAGCGCTCTGAAGTTGACATAGGGCAATAATTTTGAGAATTCTTCTGTCTTTTGACGAATAAGCGGAATCATGACTTCGGGAATTAATGTGTCCAGTCCGCTAATCGCTCTTTTCTGTTTGCCGTTTTCTCTGACATTCGACAAGAACGTTCTGACTTGCTCATTCTCAAAGAATGCCGCTTTACGTTCTTCGGTCATGCCAAAGAATGTTTCGTGCGTGTAAATCATGTTTTCTTTTTTCCTTTCCGCCATTTCAGCTTTGTTTTCAGTTTTTGTAGATACCGAAGTCCTTGCTTCGGCTTCTGCTTTTTCAATCGCCGCCAGCTCCGCCTCTGTTTCTTCGATGGCCGACAAAAGGCTCTGCTCTTCTTCATCGGCTTCTTTTTTGTCCGCTTCAAAGTCCGAAACCGCTTCAGAGACCGTCTTTTGCTCTTCTTCAGTTTCGGCTTCATTGATGGCCGCCTCAAGGTCTGCTTCACGCTTTTTCAGCGCTTCACGTTGCTCTTTGTTGATATCAAGCCTTGTATTGAGCTCATCAAGCTTTTTCTTGAGCATCAGTGCTCTCAGTGCCATGGTTTTCTCCTTTCAGCTTTTTCAGCATTCGTGACCGCCAGGCTTGCGTCTCTCTTTGCTTCGCAGTGAAGTAGTCATTCTGTCTGGCTGCCAACGCTGTTTCTTCATACGCGGGGAATGTGCACACCGACACTTCGAAGAGATCGACTTTTCGAATGGTCCAGTGGACATGACCGTCGTGCTCTTCTTCGTCTTCATCGGTAATCATAAAGCCAATCGACGCTTGGTTGACATCGCCTCGCTGGGTCCTGCTGTAAAGGTTCATTGCGTCCTGGTCTTTCGGATTGATCAGAATGCGGCCCCACAAGCCATGCTCATCCTCTTTGAGTTCTAGGGTCCCCGCCGTGGTTCGCCCTAAAACTAAGGATGTGTCATGGTTGGTCAGCGCTCGGATGTCGCCGGAGATTGTATCGGTAAATGCTCCGGGGGCGATTGATTCGCTAAATAAATCGCCGATTTGATATGTGCTGTCAAAGACCGCGAAGTAACCTTCAATGGTCAGGTTGTCCTCGTCGTCCCGTGTATGAAAGTTTTGTGTCGATATCGGTAGGTATCGCTTTCTAGTTTCCATTACCGTCCTCCGTATCTTGATCTTGAATCAGTTTCTTCTGGTCGCCCAATTTGTCATTGGGAATATAGTTTTCAAGGGTTCTCAATTCATCAAGGCCTTCTTTCGGGCTCATGCCGACTTCATCTCTGACCTCATTGCCGGTGACAAATCCACGATCAGAAAGTGCGCACATGATATTCGCTTTGGTTTCGACGTCATAATCCATTAATGACAGCACATTGAACCGCAAATACCATTTGTCCGACAGAATCAGCTTGCGCGTCATTTCCTGCTCAATGCCTCGGGTGATCGGTCGGATGGTGTTCTGAATGAAGTTATTCCATTCATCCCGTCGATATTCCCCGATGCCTAAAAGGAATGCCGGCACACCGATGATGGCCGCCACTGCTTTTTTGTCCAGGGCTACAGCGTCATTGATAGCTAGGTCGTTCAGCGATAAAGGCCTGACCTCTTTCACGTCAAACTGTTCCATCGGAAGTAGCCAAGGCTCACCGATTTCACTCGCTTTGACGTATTGTTCCAATAAGCGTTGTCTGCCTTCTTTATTGCTGAATTCTTCGATCGTCCCGTCAATCTTTACGATGATTGATGGCTTCCACTCGGACTTTAGGAATGCGTTCTTTGTGGTTTCGGCCTGTTTTAGGTTTTCCGCCAATGTCTTGAGTTGTACCGTGATGCCTTGCCCTTTGAAGGGGTAGTTTTCATCGGGGTTATACACAAAGTGAAGCACGTCATCATGCTCATATCGGATACCGTCAATCAGAATGTGATAGCCATAATCCGGAGGCGTCTCCGGTATGATGGACACTCGCCCCGCCGCAATGGGTTCAAGGTCCTCCAGCAGGCCTCTTTTGGTGTGGACTTTGACGATTGAGTTGCCTCGGCCGTATAAAAGCAGGTTCATGACCGCGTATTCGATGAAGGTCTTTCGGGTCATGTATTGATTTGGGTTGATGTCGAGCTTTCGGGATAGCTCGTTGACAATTCTGGTGTCGCCCAACTCAGTGTTCGACATCAGATGTAATGTCATTGACGCAATCAGCTCGGCGATGCGCTTGCACGCTGTGATGATTTCGGGACAATCGCTTAATCTTGTGTAACCGCTGCTTAATAACTCTTGAAATTCTCCGAATGACAAAAAGGCGGTATTGCGCTTTTCGGTTTTCGGCTTCTTTTTCCGACGAAACGGATTATTCATCAAACCACCTCTTCGCTCTTTCAATCTTATCTTTCGCGTTGAGATATCGGACACAGGCGAATACCGACGCATCGAAAAGGTCAATCCTCATACGGTCTTCGACTTTCTCGAATCGGACCATATCATCGGTGCGCTCAATCGCCGCCACATTCTCAACGCAATATTCATAGGCTTGTGAATGCATGTAATACAGTTTCCCGTCTTTGGCTGCCTTTTCGATGTGACGGAACCCCTCGGATTTGAGATAGTAGTATTGCGGCTGATCGACGACTTTAAAGCCTTCGGCCTTCATGGCTCCGATGTATTCACGGGCGAATTTTCGGTCATGCCCGATTTGCCGTATCTTAAAGCCCATCCGACGCATCCCGCAAAACCAGCGCACGACATCCTCGACATTGGTCGTCGGCGTATTGGTCATGGTCAGCCAGCCTTCATCTTGCCAGCCGTATAAGGGAATGCCGTCTTCATCGGCTTTCTTCGCCGCCATGACAATCGGGAAGAATCCATGGGTGATGATGATATCGGTGTCGGTTTCATCATCGTGCCCGAATAGGGCCGCCGCAGTCAGGTCATGCATTCTCGATAGGTCGGCGCCGCCATACCAGTCAATCTTTCTCTTAGCAAGGTCCTTCAATGTCCACTCATAGCCGGCGTCACTTGCTCGGAATTCTTTTAGGTCAAAATACGTTTTGATGCTCGATGAATAGATATTGAGCGATCGGCTGAGAAAGTCTTTTCGTTGTTGCGGGTCATTTTGCGCCTGCCTGGCATCTTCCATCATGTCTTCGGGTCTGATGGTGACGCCATATGACGGATTAGCTAGCTCATGTTGCCTTGGGTCGAGATAATCAACATTGCCTTTTTCGTCTTCTTCGGCATGAGAGACAAAGGCAAAGAAACTATCGTCTTTTACGGTACCGTTGAGTACCTTTTCGGCATATTGAAGTCTGTTATAGCCAAAGCTGTTGATATTGTCTCCGCCCGATGTGATGCCCACCATCAGCTTATTTGTGTAGGCCTTCATGGCCTCTTTGAACCGGTTGTACTGTGCCGGTTTTTTGAAAGCATGGATTTCATCGGCAATGGCGATGTTGCAATTAAACGAATCTTGACTGTCTGGATTGGCCGCCAACGCTTCGATGTGGATGGAGCCTTGGCTTTTTCCTCTGACCGTCGGAAAGTCGATTCTAACAGAATGTTCGGCGTTGTTATCTCGGATCCGGAACTCTTTCGCCATACCTTTATGGCGCAATGAAAACAGGATGTCCTCAAAAGCTTCTTTTGATTGCTTGAGCGCCGCCGCCACAATGTAGATGGTGGATCCGCTTTTGCGCTCAAGGATTGATAAACCCCATGTCAGTGCCGCCACAAATGCCGTTTTTCCGTTTTTTCGAGGCACAAAGATAAAAGCTTCTTTGAATCTTCGACTACCCGATTCTTTGTATCGCCATCCGACTAGGTTGTAGATGATAAACACCTGCCAAGGTAGCAATATGAACGGTTCACCCCTTAAAGGTTTGCCATCGATCGTTTCTCCTTGTCTGTGGACCATCGTCTTTTGGATAATGTTGATCACGTGATCCGGGTCTTTGCTATCAAGATAAATATCGTCACGCTCTAGGTCTGCCAGGAATCGCTTCGCTTCCCTTGCGTTGTTTCCCGCGATAATCTTCCCCGACGCCACATCATGGGCATATTGTATGGCGATGTCTTTGTATGACTTTGTCTTTGGTTTTCTTGCCATTAGCCCTCCCATGGTTTGATGTGGTCAAAGTCTCTTTGAAAGCTTTGGATGTCGTCGAAGATGTCTTTATACCAGTAGGCCAGTTCATCATCGACACTGATGGTGGCCTGTTCGCTTCTCGGGTTGTGGTTGATGTTGGCCGACGCTTCGATGACGACGTTAAACCGATCGCCAAACAGGACCATGACTTTGCTATGATTTCGAAACACGCATACTCGCCCGCCATACTTTCGGCATATGGAACACAGTTTTTCGTATTGCTGATAATATGAATTCTTGAAAATTTCGCCGACAAAGAAGTCGCATCGGTCAATATAACCGGCTTCAAGCCAGCTTTCGATTTCTTCGCAATCTTCCATGGCCATCACCCATGTGGCAAAGAAAGCATATTTGATGTGTTGCTGTTTAACCACGTAGCGAAAGTAGGTCAATGTGTCGACATCGCCCCATGAAAAGCAGTGATAACAATCACCCGGGTTAAAATGCCAGGGCAAAACCTTTTCGAGATTTATTTCGCTGATCACACGGAACATGGTGTGCCGTGAATAAACTCGCTTGCATTTGACCGCTTTATCTTCGGTCTCGAAGTCTTTGCCCAATGTCTCCGGGAGCTTGCGCTCCGCATCTTCGGCTTTCTCGACTTCGGGATCCGGTTCGATGTCGATGCTTAACGCTTCGAAGTCGTCAAGCTCTGGGATTCCGCCGTGTTTCATTCGTCATCCTCAAGGTCCGCAAACAGTTCAGCAAAGGCGCTCTGCTCTTCAGCTTGCATGGCTTTTCCGTCGATGCGTTTTAATCCAACAGGTGTTAAGCCCAGGTCTCGGAAATATGCCAGCGCTTGCTTGTTGAGACTGGCCACCGTGGTTAGTGCCGGATGCTGCTCTAGGTTCTTCGCGCCGGCTTTATTTGTGTGCCACACGATGGGCACCCCGCCTTGTTCTTTGTACCATTTTTGAGTTTCGTCTCTGGCCTCAAGGATGTCCGCCAGCGTGTAAATGATGCTGTCAAAGTATGGTCTGTAGGTGCCGGCTTCGACACAACAGTCTTTTAATCTTTTGCGCCAGCTTTTGGCTTTCATGCCGTCACCTCCTGCTTTTTGATGTGCCGAAAATCACACTTTTTTGACCGCTTTTGAGCGTTGCTATTATTGCGCGCGCGTGCGCGCGGTCCAATGGTGAAATCGGTTTTTTTGATTTTCGCGATCCCCCTCTTGAAAATTTCTCCGCCCGGTTGGAAAAGGGGGCAGCCGGGGAGTAGAAATTTTTTCGACGGATTCGCCGGAGGTGGGGGGGTCACTCCGGCAACGTCGATGCTGGCTTTCGTTTCCGCCAGTCAATACCGGGTTTCGTGCGACGTTGAAGGTTCATTCCCTCTTCGGTCAGCTCGCCTGTCTTTCGATTCTCCAGGCGTTCATGGGTCGCTTTGCTCACGCTGATTAAATTCCAATCGCTCCATTCGTATTCGGGATATTCCCGTGCCGGATAGATATGATGCACATGGTTGGCCTCAACTGTTCGGCCATACCGAACAGCCACCCTGTCTTTATAGCCATCCAGTCGTAGGATGTGCGCTCTTTTCTTTTTCCAGCGCGCGCTGCTGTAATCCATTCGCTGTCCCTTTCGTAATAAAAGACTAAAGGCCGACGGGATTGCCATCGGCCTTAGTAGGAGGGTATGAAAATGATATTATGTCGAAGATGTGATTATTCGCCCCACGGTTCCCGCCACCTTTATTGTAAACCCTTTTCACCGCTCATTGTCGCTCATCCTCTCTGAGCATAATGCCGATGGTCTTCAAGGCCAGTTGCTTCTTTCGCCGTATATGCTGGGTGCTGTAATGCAAGCTGTCGGCGATGCTCTGCTGGTCCTCGCCACAGATATAAGTCTGCACGATGATAGCCTTCTCGACTTCCGGCAATCTATCAACCAGTTTTGCGATCTGTTCGCCTAATGGGATTATCTCGTCATACAGTCTATCAATCTGCTTTTGCAATACTTCGGTGTCTTCGCCTTTCTTTTGCTTGCTTCGCTTTATCCGTCTCAAAGCATTCAGATGTAAATCCATCGGATAATATTGCGACAACAGCTTGACAGCCCTTTGCTTGTCCTCAAGCTCTCTCTTACTTGTTTTGCTCATTCGACTGCTCCGCTAATATTTTTTCGGCGGCATTATCCATCGCTTCGGTGGCACGCACAACGGTTTGCTCATATTGCGCTTGCTTGGCTTTCACGATAAACTCATCAATGGCGCCATCCATTTTGTCGCACGCTTCGGACAAATCGTCTCTTATATCCAACAGTTTCACTCTTAGATCAATCAGCTTTTCGTATGTATCTAGCAATTCCTTAATCAGGTTAAACAATTCATCAATCGTCATCTTATCACCTCTTTCGCCCACGGCGCGATCCATGCGTCGGTTCCGTCACGTTTAATGCGCTGACTCTCTCTTTCTAACGCTTCTAGCGCGTCGGCCTTTGTCCGATAGCTTCCGATGGCCCGCTCACTGCGGATTATATCGTCAACATATTTTCCGACCGTCACCCGCTTCGGCGGATAATTCTTTGCCACCTCAATCGCGCTGTACGCTCTTTTGATTTGGAATCCATTCGGGATTATCCGCCATCCGTCGTAGTGAACTTCGGTGCTGTTCACTAGGTACCATTTCTTAAATTTCTTACCGACCTTAATCTTCATGGTTTCGAATTCGGGTTCGGGTTCTGCTATCTTTACGGCTCCCCTATCCGGTGGATCCCCTTTGCCGTAGAATAGCCAGCCCTGACTTATCTCTAGCTTTTGGCAATAGGCAATGGCAACTTCTACAAACTTTTTCTCTTTAATCCCGTTTTCGTTATTCCATTTCAAGAAATTATAATAATAGCCTTGAAACGTTTTGTATTTCACGTTCAGCAAAGCGGCTATGTCGATTTTCGTCAAAGCTTTTATTTTCCTGCTTTCCTCAAACCGATTAATAAAAGCCTCTCGCTTCGCGTCTGTTGCCAGGTCCACCAGATATATCTCAGTTTGCGTCAGCTTTTCGGTGTCAATCATCATGTTGCCTATCCCCTCATACAGCCAATCCTTGCTCAGGTGATAGGCTCTCGCGATCTTGTTAATCCATTTTCTCTTCCCGCTGGTTTTCGGAATTTCTTTGTCAGAAAAAAGCGAGTTTACTTCGGTCTTCGGCACACCGCTTTTTCTTGCGACTTCGCCATTCGTCAAGCGGACCGTTGTTTTAAAGGCACGCAGTTGATTTCTCGCGCGGTCAAGCTTTTTTGCTTCGGTGCCTGTTAATTTCGGATTCTTAGCCATCGCTCACCTCCGGCTCAATCTCGACGATGTTTTCGCCGTCGATCACAAAGTCATCAGTGAACCCGGTGATAAACCGCATGCTGTCATTCGGGATGAACCCTGCTTCTTGCATACCGTCCAGGATATATTTTTTCATGAAAGCAACGTTGTCCGGGTCCTGCCTTTTGTTTTTGACATGCCAAATAAACCGAAGTTTGCACGGCCACGCAAAGGGCTCGATGCCTCGGTTCATTGCCGATCGTATCTGCATTGCCGCCAATGATGTCTCTTGCTTCTTGATGTTGGCGCCGACAATGCGGTTCTGCCTTTCGGCTGTGATGTATTTATTTAGTGTCGCCTCCGGCATGGCGACAATCAGCTTGCTCACGCAATCACTCCTTTCTCTTTCGCGTGCTCACCATGCTATAAAAAATATACGGCCACCCGTCATCGGTGACACCGATGTAGGTCTTTTCGTCCTCAAGGACATAGCCTTTTAGCGCCTTCGGGTTTTCGCTCCACTTCGACGCCTTAATCACTTTCTTTGTGATCACCGGTTCGGGCCAATTCCGGCTACACCGCCAGCGGCTTTTTTGTTTGCATTCGGGATTGCGGAAGGTCTTGTCTGTTTCTTTAATCAAATATTCCGCCAGATCGGCATACTGGCCTGTGCTATCCAGCATCACGACTTTCGGACGGCCATGCTTCCATCGCTTGATGATTTCCATCAGCTCCGGGCCTTGTTTCAAGATTAAGTGATGGTGGATCCTCTTGTTTTGAAATTCGGTCACGACCAGCCATCTGAAGGTATGGTCGCCTTTTGCGTATAATCTGCGCAGTTTTTCTAAGTAATTTCGCAAATGTTTCTTCGCCGCTTCCGGTGTCGGCGCCTCTTCGCTATAGGTTAGGGTGATGTGGTAATCCCCCGCCTCGCAACCGGCATTCAGCTTCCAGCGTAAACGGTCAAGGGCTTTTCGCCTGTTCTGCGCCGTCTGCCTGTCTGTCGTCTTTCCCCGTCGCTCTCTGGATTCTCGATGCCGCCTGCCATGAGCCCAGTCGTAGTACTTTCGCACTTCGATGACATCGCCTGCTTTAATTGTCTGCTGAATATAACTCATGGCTTCACCCTTCCGCTACGATCCACAGTCTCTCACTTCTTGATTTCAAAAAACGTGTCTAAGTTTATTCCCTCTGATCAAGCCTCATGCACCCAATGTGTCCTGTCTTTTTTCGACCTAATTTTAGGCCTGATGATAGGCGCCGCCACGGACCGAGTGCTCAAATGGTCGGCGCCTTTATTCATTTATATATATAGATAGATTTTATCCTTCGGCGACTTCTTCGATAACCGCCCACATGTCGGGACGCTTTTTATAGGCGTCCTCGATGATCTTCTTAAATTCTGCTGTCATTTCCGGATAAGCCTTTTCTCTTGCTTCTAATGAATCAATCAAATCATTCACAAACTCTTCATTGTATGTTGTTCTTATGGCGATTGCGTCTCCCGTCATGATGTCGTTTAGGATCCAGCTTGTCCCGCCATGTGTGTGTTTCTTTTGCCTGACGCCGATCAATCGGCCGTCTTGTTTCCAGACAAGCCCATTCACAATCTTTGTGCCGATGGTTTTATAGTCATTCTCCAAATATTCAATGTCGAGAACAAAGTAATCACATTGCATGGCTTTCATTCTGCATCTCTCCAATATTTATTCCACCATTTAATCATATCGGCTTCATTTTCTCTTTCGCAGCA